GTCAAGTATTATATTGGATTTAAGATTTAATCAAAAATCTTACCTACGCCCTTTTGCTAGTTTACGGCGTTATAAACTCAAACTAGCGGGACAACCTCGGGTTGCATCACACCGCCACTAGTTGGCCGTCTTTGTAATCCAGAGGACTGATCCCTGGTCCATTGATACCCGTGATTATTCCGTGGCTACGTTGATGGACCTGGGATCAGAGGCAGGGCCGAGGTAACTCGGAATTGACTGCCTACTGGTCCAGCTGGGATGGGCCGCGCATTGTGCGTGGACCCTGAAGCTGCAAGCCGCAAGCAACAAGCTTGACAGCTGGTCCAGGATATGATAGGATGGATTTAGAAAGGATAAATTATGACACAACAAGACACAGATACAAATCGATTTCAACTGGAGAGAATAGCAAACGCTCTAGAAGAGATCCTGAGGCTGGTAAAACAGGACATGGAACGAATGAAAAAATTAAATGACTAGAAGGATTGAGAGCCCAGTGATTTTAATTAATCACTGGCGCTGGCTCGAGGCCAATGGATATAAGAAAGAAGCGGCAAGCTGCAAGCTCCAAGCAGCAAGCTTGACAAGAAGGGATTATAGGATTATAAAGGATGTATGCAAACAAAGGAAGCACTTAAAATAATAGGCGGAAGCCTGAGCAAGCCTTCAAAGATGCCTGGCTGGTCGATAGGTTTACCTGCCAAAGAGTGTAAGACAGGCGGCAAGCTCCAGAAGGTCCCGGGCAGCGTATGCTTCGACTGTTACGCGCTCAAAGGTTGTTATGTTTTTAAGGTTGTTCAGGATGCACAGTATCGGAGATTAGCAGCCATCAAGAGCCCGGACTGGGTCCAGGCAATGGCTCACCTGATCAACAGCAAAAAGCCGGACGTGTTCCGCTGGCATGACAGCGGCGATGTCCAGGACCTGGAACACTTACAAAAAATTTATGAAGTCTGTAGACTGACGCCAGCAAAGCGTCATTGGTTACCGACTCGAGAAGCTTGGATAAAACCTCACCTGAAAGACAAGCCAGACAATTTAGTCATACGATTTAGCGCCCCAATGGTTAACCAGCGGGCGCCTGAGTCGTGGCCTAACAGCTCAGAGGTTGTTGACGCTGGCGCCACATGTCCAGCTGCAAAGCAAGACAACGAGTGTCGAGACTGCCGGGCATGCTGGGACAGCAACATTAAAACAATTAAATATGGTAAACATTGATATGTTTAGACATCCAAAGTATTATAAAGAATTACGCAAGCTACGTAATAATCTGGATCAGGCCATTAGCACAGATAGGTCCCGGGACAAAAGTTCAGTAACGCCTATCGAGCGTGCGCCTGATCCGGGCCACAAGCAACAAGCTTCAAGCAGCAAGCCTCAAGCCTCAAGCTCCAAGCTGGTCAAGCCACAAGCTACAAGCCTCAAGCCCCGTGGCTAAAGCTTCAAGCTTCAAGCCGCAAGCTTCAAGCGCTAAGATTCCTGAACCAGGAAACAAATAATACTCAACATGTTTCGAAGACCTTGGATCAAGGGTCTCAACCAAGATAAAACTATTCTTAGGATGCTTAACGTGAAAGCTAATTTGATGTGGAGAAAGACGTACCTTGTTACTCTTCGTAACTTTTAACTCTAATGTAAAAAAGTGGCCGTTAGCAGTACAACCCAATAGATCGGGAGTGCCAAGTAAGCTATTGTTTTCAAGCCTAATCCAGGAAATTTGAGGTATAGATTTTTTAATTTTTGCATATAATTTTCGCTCAGGTTTCAAGGTAACTAGTGCTTTCTATTCCGGGTTATTTGGAGCGATAATTACTTTGTTGTCCGCAGGTTTTAATACTACACGAACAGACTGTTGTCCAATTATATTTGACTCTTGTACTTCAATTCTTCTAATCTCTTCAAGGTGTCCACCAACTTGCATGTAGATAGTAGCGTTAGAAACTGCATTACCTTTTTTGCCATTAGTAAATTGGTCTAAGTATTCCTGTAGATGTTTGACAAACATTATTGACTTTATAGGATAGTTACCTTAAATTGTCAATCATGGGATTACCAAAAAGACTTACAGAAATGCAACAAAGATTCGCCGAGTTTTTAGTATTCGGTGGACCTGACGGACCTATGACTCAAACAGAGGCAGCACTCGCTGCAGGGTATTCACCCAAACGTGCAAGACAGGAAGGATCAGAACTATGTAACCCAAGACTATCACCACTTGTTGTTAAGTATATAGGTGAACTGAAAGAAGAGAGATTAAGAAAACACGAAGTTACTTACGAGGGACATGTAGCAGAACTTGCAAGACTTAGAGAAGCTGCTTTGAAAAAAGGATCATTCTCTTCTGCAGTGAATGCGGAAGCAAACAGAGGAAAAGCAGCAGGATTGTACATAGATAGAAAAATAATAAAAACAGGAAAACTAGAGGACATGTCAGAACAAGAATTAGAAGCAAAAATGAAACAGCTTTTAACCGACTACGGACAGATAATTGATGTAACTCCATCTAAAGTTTCTGAATCTTCTTTACCCAAGCCCGAGGAATCATCGTCCGATCCCCAAAAGTAATTCCGTCATCATCTTTATCATAACTTGCAAAAAGTTTTACAGACTTGTTATCTTTAGAATATAACCAACCCTCGTTAACAGGTCTTGCTAATTTCATCTTATCAAATTCTTTATCAGTAGCCCAGCCAGAGTCACTGACACAGTCAATCCACTCCACTCTGACTCTCGGATAAGGTATCTCGGGAGCACTATCAGTTGCGATTCGTTTTCGTCTTTTCCTAGGCATAAACCTCTTTTACATTTTCGAACCCTATATGGCAATTTATAATTTTTACACCAGCGCTACTAAAAATATTTGAGATCTTTCGAAAAAAACATAGAATTGTCCTATAAGCGTTGGTATACAACAATAATAATGCAAAAAAACTGCGAAAGGGTGCTTTCGCAAGCTTTCGAAATGGCGTAAAATGCTTTCGGAAAATAGGGGGTCTCTTTCGCAAAAGTATGTTCAATTGTGGCAAAATTATGATATACCCCCATTTGGCCACATTTCTGCCACAAAACTGCGAAAGCAAAAGGCGTTTTCCGAAAGCCCCCGAAAGCCCCCGAAAGCATTTGCGAAAGCTACAATACGTTCTTATCTGCCTTTTTTTCGCCATAATATTTCCTCATTACGGACAACTTTTCCTCTGCCTTACCTATCTTGCCCAGCAGGGTATCAACTTCACCCGTAATATCCACGTGCTCTGGTATCACCATGTTGTGGTCCTCGATACATTGTATCTTATATAATGCATCTTCAATCTCTGCTTCGTATCTCTTTAGAAGCGTTCTAAACAATCTATCATTCATCACTCCACCTCCTCATGATTATCTTGCCATGTTCGTCCTCGTACAGGATCCATGACTTGTAGCCATCAAAGTAATAGCCATGTATTTTTCTCTTAACTTTCATAGTTCCTCCTTTACATATCTTTTTAATTCTTTGTCCTGAACATTATCGGGTATCTCGTTCTTAAAAAATATCCTGTAGCTGTCACTGCCGTACTTGCCGATACCAAATAATTCTGTTGCGTCCTTACCTTCCCATTCTATAAAATCACAGGTCATTCTCCATATCCTGTTTGCTCTGACATTCTTCATGCCGAGATCTTTTAGCATCTCTGCGATTGTGTCTGTGTTCGATAATAATAGTTTCCATGCGTTGGGAAACCTCTCAAAGAATCCTGGTAATACCTTCTTGACCTTCTTGCGTCCCGTCTGATTGAGACAGATGACAGCCACCATGTGCTGCCACTCACCCTCTATCTGCTGTTGCACCATGAGATCATCTCTCATCGAAGTCCTCCGCTTTCATAGGTGTTGTTCTTTCTTTCTCGTCATGTAATAGGTCATAATACATGTCCAATCTCTTCAAAAACTCATGTTTATAGCGCCTTAATTCTGCCCCATTTACGACAAATTCCTGATAATATAGGTCAGGCGTGCATACCATGATAACTCCCTGTTCAATGTTTGATTGGTGAACGTAGTCATGGGCCATGGCGTATGCTGCGATCTGCAGATAATAATCTTCGATCCATTCTTTCTTCTTCGGACGATTACTTTGTTTGAAGTCAACAACAGTCTCACGATTGTTATGTAGACAGACAAGGTCTGTCGAACCTGCGTACAGACCCGGATAGTATAACGTAACTTCCGAGCCATAGTATTCTTCAACCGGTGTGAGACCCACATCAATAACTTTCTTGGCCATGGCTTTCGCCTCCTGTCCGAGCGCTGTA